GCGGGCAATAAGGGGGCAGGAATGATGTTGCTTTATTTTTGGCAGCTTCCTCAGTCTGTTATCGGGCTTTTCTTTACTGTTGTGATCCGTTGCGAGAAAAGAGACGGACTCTATATCTTTGATTCTGACTACATAGCAAGTTTTAGCCTCGGTGAGTTTATCTTTATCAACCGCAAGAACGAGAACAACGGGAACATCATAGCGCACGAAAAAGGGCACTCCCGGCAGTCGCTATATCTTGGATGGCTTTATCTTATCGTTATCGGTCTTCCGTCACTTTTTGGAAACATCATGCTGAGATTCAAGCAGAGAAAATGGCCGGTGATGAAGTGCCGTATGTGGTATTACTCGCTCCCGTGGGAGTCATGGGCTGACAGGCTCGGCGGTGTGAAACGGCATTATCTTTAATTCGTACACTTGAATATTTTGTGGGGGTAAAGAATGAAATTGTGTAAAGAAAATGGTTTTGATTTTAACGGTCGAATTAGATTGGATGATGAATCAATAAAGGCTTTATATCCTGAATTTCTTCTAAATGCGGATTATCAAAAACTATCGCCGACATACTTGAAATGGAAAAAGGAAAATGAAGAAACTGGAATAACACAAAATGATTTTAGGGAAAAGTATGGGCTGAACAAAAATAGCTATAATTTTCATGCAATCTGCCAAAAAGAAGCAGATTCGCTTCGTAAAAAACAATATGAGGAATTGCAAAGAAGGTTTGACGCTTTTGTAAAAGAGCATAAAGATGAAATCTACAAGGCACAAATTGAAGCAATTAAAGCAAGTGAAAAGGCAAATAAAAAAGCTGAAGAGGAATGGGAAAAAGAAAAGGAACTGAAAAGAAAAAACGCACGCCTTGAGTATGAGTGGGGTTTAATACAGTATCGCAACGGAAGCGATATAGCATTATCAACACTGAAAGAGAATAATAATTTGGATTTAATCAATCAGCTTTTATCTCTCGGTTACAGCGTAAAATGTGCAAGCGCAAGCATGGTATTCTTGACATGGGAGCATGAAGAAAATCCGTCTATTGCCGAACTTGAAAAGATATTCCCTTTTAAATACGAAGAGCCGATAAAAAGAAGACTGTTTCCAACACGTGTTATGGCAGAGCGTGTCTGCGGAGTCATGATTGATTCTGATGATCACTTGTTAGGATATGAATATCCGAAGGTGGAAAGAATCTATTTTTGACAAGTTTTCCCTTATGGTGTATATTTTTGTATACACTTGAAGGGAAGAACCCATGAATATTACTGAAAGAATCAGCCAGAAAATAAAGAAGCTGTGGAGTGCGCCGCCTTCTTTGGCAAGCTCTGAACTGCTTAATCTCTACCACACGAACCCGAGGTTAGACGGCGTTCGTATCATCGCAAATAAATGCGCCACAAATGAGCTTTACCTTTACAATAAAGACGACTTCAGGAAAAACAAGAATAACGCTGAGATTGTCGGAAAGCACGAAATCTACAACTTATTAGAAAATCCTTGTCCGACATTCCGGGAGCTTACAGGCTGGAATGTCAGATATTTTGTTTTCGCCTGCTACGCTTTAGTCGGTGAGGCTTATCTGCTCAAAATCCGTGGCCCAAACGGAAAAGTAATAGCACTGTCTCCGCTCGCTCCGTCATGGGTAGTTCAGACACCGACCGCCTTTAACCATTATTGGGAAATCTACCCTTATGGCACTGTTGCGGGCAACTCTATCATCGTGCCGACCGAGGATGTAATTTGTTTCAAAGACATTGACCTTAACGACCCTTATGGCCGTGGCCGTGGCGCTGCTGAGACCATCGGGGACGAAATCCAGTCTGACGAATACGCAAGCAAATACGCAAAGAATCTTTTCTTTAACGACGCTACACCATCCGCAATAATTTACGCTCCGCAGGGAGACAAAGATACCGCCGACATGATTAAACAATCATGGATGCAGAAAATGGCGGGCGTGTTCCATGCTAAAGAGCCTATGGTGCTTACAGGCGAGGGAAGCAAGTTCGAGAAGATTTCACAAAGCCCTCAGGAATTGGACTTTGTAGAATCAAGGAGATTTCTCAGGGATTCCGCAAATCAGCAGTTTCATATCCCGCCGGAAATCATGGGTATTCTCGAAAACTCAAACAGAAGCACGATTGATTCTGCTTTCTATCTGCTGAATAAAAATGTTCTTTCGGACTATCTCAAAATGTTTGAGCGTGTTATCAACGCCCAATTACTCTGGGAAGATTTTGACAAAGAGCAGAGATTTATTTTAGTCCATGAAAACATCGTACCTGAGGACATCGAGCAGAAGCTGAAGATTGCGAACGAAGGTCTTTCAAGGGGAGTTATTACCCGAAACGAATGGCGTGTCGCTATGGGATATGAGCCGGACGAAAAGAATGGCGATGTCTACCTTATGGGATTCTCAACTATCGAGCAGCCGCAGAACCATGAGCCTGTGGAGCTTCCCGAAGAAGAGCCGGAGAAGCCAACAGAAAATGAAGAGGTGACACTCCCAGAAGAAAGCCCCGAAAACAAGCCGGAAAATAAAAGCCACAATGAACTTTCAGAAGAGGAGTTCACAAAACTTTGTGACGAATACGGCAAGAAATACAAAATCTTGAAATCTGACGCAGACAAAGAACGTCGTGCAAAAATCTGGAAAGCGTTCGATGTCCGTGCCAGAAGCATTGAGAACCCTTTCATTAAGTCGTTCTCTAAGGCATGGGAATATCAGAAAAAAGCCTGCCTTAAAACGATAAAAACCGCCGTTGAGGACGGAAAGGACGCAGGAACGGCAATCGAGAACCTTTACAATAAGGAGATGGACGAGGGATTGAAGCACGCAATGGCCCCGGCATTCCTTATTGGACTTGAAGAGGGCGCAAAGCACGGGACGGAGCTTTTAGGCAAGAAAGATTATAAGGCAATCTCTGAGACAGTCAGAAGAATGTTTAATCTTTGGATTGATTCAAAAGGCCTTAATATGTGCCAGGATATAAACAAGACCACAAAGGCAAAGCTGAGAAAGGCACTCAGCGAGGCAATATGGGAAGGCGACTCGGTCGAGAACAAAGTCAAAGCCTTAACGGAAGCCTGTGAAGAAATGTTCGACAATGACAAGACTTGGCGGGCTGAGCTTATCGCTAGGACTGAATCTTGCTCAACGATAAATTACGGGGCAACGGCCCTATATCAGTCTGAGGGCGTGGAGCAGAAAGAATGGATTGCAACCCTAGATGATAGAACTAGAGACAGTCACCTTGCTATGGATGGCGTGGTGATTCCGATTACTGACAAATTCGAGGTTCCGGCAACTTCCCAAACCGAGGGCGGTTTCTTGGAATATCCGGGCGATCCGTCAGCAGATGCAAGCGAAATTTGTAACTGCCGTTGTACTGTCGGGGCGTTCGTTATACTTTAACCAATTAAGGAGAGAAAATAAAATGAAAACAATGCTTGATAAATGTGCGGTTGCGGGTGATATTACCCAGGCAATCGACCGAAGGGGCGCATGGACTTGCGCTATCGTTATTGCGGGCGGTACTGAATTAACCGCTGTCAAGTTGCAGTCATGCGACACGGCAGACGGCTCTTTTTCCGACTTTAAGACTTTGATTCCGGCAAGCGAGGCGGAGCCGGACCAGTACAAGGGATTTGTTATCGACCTTGACGGGGCAAAGAAATTCATCAAAGTAACAGGCGCAACTATGGCGACTTGTGTTCTTGGTGATTGTAATGTCGATGTTAAGCAGGTTGCAATCAAGGCGGGCGAGATTCCGAGCGGTGCTGACCTTGAGAACAACAAGACTGCGACAATCGATGTATCAACCTATACCGAGCCTGTAGAGATTGAGCCTACAGAGGGCAAAGACGGAATGAAGAAAGCAACTGTCACTTTGAGTAACATTCCAAGTGGAGGTAGTGCAACTGCTTATGCGTGGGCTAAGACAGTTGGTGAAGAAGGGCAAGGGGTAATGTATTTCAATTTTGACAAAGCACCTGCTGATTTGACTGAATTGAATCAGAAGAAAATTTTAGTTGTTAATATCGACAATCGGACGCTCCATACAAAACTCGTTGTAGCATATCCATTATTGATAAGTGAAATGAGTGTTGAATCTTACACAAAAACTGACGACAACAGTATGGAGTTTATGGGTGCAAGTTTTACTCGACAGAGTTATAAAGATTTTACAATGTGGTAAGGAGATTAAAAATATGAAACTTGAAAAAGGACAGACAAGCAAGAAAGACATTGCGGTTATCACAGAGGATATGGGAGAACGCTCGGTTCTGTTTACGATTTCAAAAGAGGTCGTAGACCGAGACGGA